TTAATGCCGCGTCCGATGTTTATGTCTGAGATGGCGCTGAATACCGGTATCGCCATGTGAGGAGTACTTCTCACCTAAATTGTGTTGATAGATATGACGGTAGATTGTGTTGTAGCTAACACACCATTGATGTTCCTTATTAAAGCGAGCGGTAATCTGCTCTGGTGACCAGTGCAGATCTAAGATGTAATGAACAATTTGACGGCGTAGTTGTGGATGGCTGTCTAATAGCCGCTTCTTGTGACAATTCTTTCGCTTTTGATGATAGTCATTTTCTGCTTTACTTGGGGAATAATGACCTGCACAACGTTTTAATTCTCGTGAAATAGTGCTTGGATTTCGCCCTAGCCGTAACGCAACAGCCCGGATAGATAACCCCTTAGCTTGTAAAAACATAAGCATTTCACGTTCTTTTATAGTAAGATGTTTATAGCTCATACCGGATACCTCGAATTGTTTGATTTGGTCGTTAAACATATTCTACCCGGTATGGGTTTATTTTTTTTACTTTGTGTTGCATTTCAATTGTAAATTCGCCCTTTCGTAACTTCTTTAATTTTCGGGCTCGAATCCTGCTTGCCCTTCCTAACTCATACTTTGCCATCAACTGGAAGAATAAAAGAACAGCTCATGTCCAATCCCAGACACGAGCTGTTTGAAAAGTTATTCAAATTTTTCTATCAGTACTTCTTGACGAAGAGCCATAAAAAAGAACTGCTCCATCAAAAGCAGTTCTTCATAATATTAGACAAATTATTGTGGAACAACATTAGTCGCTTTAGGTCCTCGATCTTCTTGTTCAACATCGTAACTAACTTTTTGCCCTTCCTCAAGACTCTTAAAACCGTTAGTTTTAATTGATGAAAAGTGTACGAATACATCTTTACCATCTGAACCAGAGATAAACCCAAAGCCCTTATCAGCATTAAACCATTTTACAGTACCATTTTGCATATATATATCCTCCTAGGAATCAAACCAAAGTAACCAAATTGAATTAACATCTAAGAAAATAATAGATAGCAAAAACGAATGATACTTATAACTTCCGTACATGTCAATTTAACTGACTTTAACACTTTAATTCGCTGTATGCAACCCTAAATAATTCAAGCGCACAGTTTTTCATATGACTATAATGATGTCCAAACGGAGTTGCTCAGTGTGATAAATAATTGGGTAAGTTCCTCAAAAGAGTTACAGTTACTGGTGGATGACTATTTGTTAACGGTTAACTACAGGTCGGTAATTGAAAATGATCTTGTCAATTATACACAAGGCATTGAGTCGTATTTTAGAAATGAACGTCTTACTTTGAGGGATAAAATAAACAAATTTATTGAGGAATTGCCTGAATCCTATAGAGAACTATTATCTGAACACGTTGGAAATACAGATGATTGGATTGGAAAGCTTGTAAGCACAAGGGTATTCTTAACACACGGAGATAGAGAAAATATGGCGGTATCTAATCCTTATAAGTTAGTGCAGATGACAAAAATATTCGGCTTTATGGTTAGAATCTTTATTTTACAAAAATTAGGGATAACCATTGATAAACCAAAGATACTTAATAAATTTAAGAATGTTTTAACTACTCATTACTATTAAGTAACACGAACTTACTGTAAATTAGGTTTAATAAAGATCAGAATGTTTAAAATAGCACCCAGCCAAAATAGCTGAGTGCCGAGTAACTAAAATTTTACATATTAACTCTAATTATTTCACCATCTTTGAACGTGAACTCCATGTAGCGTTGGAAGATGGTGATTTTTTCTACCAAGCGACGAACCAATCCTTCATCAAAGTCTACCAAGCCATACTTGTGCAATTCGACTAATTTGTTGATTTCATCAAGGTTGTGTAGTTTGGCTTGTTTGTCAGTTTCGCAGTTCTGCACCTTTTCTCTTTGCTTTCGCAGGTCCATGATTTGCTGGGTGAGGGCATCACAATCCTGGTGTTGGCTGGCAGCTTGAATCAATTTCATCTGCACTTTTTCCAGCTGGTGGTCGATTTGATCAAGTGTTGGTCCTTTGGAGTTCTTGATGACCTTCATGATGTTAGCTTTAATTTGCTTACTGGCTAACTCGTGGCCTTCGATTAATTGATTGAATGCTTCAACAGTGGCTTCTTTTAGCAATGGTTCTTTGACATTCCTGATCATACACTGCCGGCCAGTTTTACTTCTCCTTATCCGGCTAGCACAGCGCCAGACCGCTACTTTCTCTGGTCGATACCACATATTCCGTTGCAAAATGTCACCGCATTTACCACAGAATAATTTTTGAGAGAAGCAATATTTGCCATTAAGTCGCCTATGCTTGCAGTTCTTAGTGGTGATACCGTTATGGCGCCGCCGGATCAAATTTTGCACTTGCATAAAGACGGACTTGGGAATAATGGCGGCATGGTCATTTTCAACATAGTATTGCGGCATAATGCCATTATTCTTAACACGCTTCTTGGTTAAGAAGTCAACGGTGTAAGTTTTCTGTAATAGAGCATCACCCATATATTTCTCATTCTTGAGGATCAAGGCAATCCCGCTAGAGTGCCAATTAGTTTTCTTGCCACCCGTTAATACACCGTCTGCCTTAAGCAATTCGGCAATTTGCTTCATCGTCATTCCTTGCAGGTAGCTGTAGAAGATCCGTTTAACTGTTTTGGCTTCCTCTGGTTCAATTACCAGGTTGCCATCTTTATCCTTGGTGTAGCCGAGAAAGTGATTATGGTTGATCAGCACTTTGCCTTGCTGGTAACGGTACTGCAAGCCGAGCTTAACGTTTTGCGATAGCGACTCACTTTCTTGCTGAGCCAGGGAAGCCATGATGGTAATTAGGACTTCACCCTTGGCATCCATGGTGTTGATGTTTTCTTTTTCAAAGAAGATGGCAACGTTGATGGCTTTAAGGTCACGAATGTATTTTAAACAATCGATCGTGTTTCGAGCAAAACGACTAATTGACTTGGTGACAATCAGATCAATTTTGCCTGCTTTGCAAGCCCTGATCATTTTATTGAATTGATCACGTTTTTTAGTATTAGTTCCCGAGATTCCATCATCAGCAAAGATTCCAGCAAATTCCCAGCTGGGGTCTTTTTGAATCAATTCTTTGTAGTGGCTAACTTGTGTTTCGTAGGAATTAACCTGTTCATCGAGTTCGGTCGAAACCCGGCAGTAGGCAGCGACTCGCAACCGTTCTGATTGCGGTTCATCTGGAGAACGGTTAATGCTGTTGCTGCGTTGCTTATGAGCAGGAATGATACGTACTTTACCCAATTAAATCCACCTCGCTTTTAATGATGCTATACAGATATTCTGCTTGCTTTAACGGCTCGTTAAAACATTGCCGAATTACCTCACGATAGAAATGCTGACTGACACCGGCTTTCTTTGGCAGGAATTCAGATAAATGCAGACCGCACTTGAGTTGAAAAACAATTTCGTGCTCGCTATTGACTTTAATAACCTGAACAAAAGCCTTGAATACTTTGGAATCAAATTTCTTCATCATTTGTCCCTGCTGGCACCAGCGAAGGAGATCACGAAAATCTTCCAGGTTATTAGCATTATCAGTATTATTGCTGTTAATTTGCTTGATCTGTTGTTGGCATTGATGGGTACTTTGTTCCAGTTCAGCAGTTTGATTAATGTATAGGCCCTTATCGATTAAACCTTCTTTCACTAAGTTCATTAACGTTTCGGCTTTCTGATCGTTGGCCTTAATCTGGTTAGTTAACCTACCTAGTTCTCCGTCTGGATCGTTGAAATGTTCCTTCAATTCTTGTACCAGTGGAGAGAGTAAAAATTTCCTGCTGAAAATCAGTTTATTCATCATGGTGCAGAATGCATTTTGAATGCTTTTTTCAGGAACCGACTTCACTGGACATAGCTTTGCCGAGTGCAAATGTTTCTGACAAGCCCAGCAGATCTTGTTAGGGCGGGTTTGACGCTTGAAAGTGGAGCCGCAGTGGCCACAAATGATCTTGCCAGAGAATAAGTAGTGTTGTTGATACTTATGACTGCCGGACTCAATATTTCGCTGTTGGGCGGTTTGCTTTAACAGTTCTTGCGCTTTATTAAAGTTTTTACGGCTGACTAAAGCTGGATGATGTTCTTCAATTAAATATTGTGCTAGTTCACCTTGGTTAAAATGACGGTGGTATTGATCATCACGGTAGGTTTTTTGGCATAACATATCGCCGGTATAGTTGATGTTGCGAAGGATGTTAATAATAGTGCTGCTCCACCAATGATGACCACGCTGGGTCGGAAGATGTTCATAGTTTAGCTGCTTAGCAATTTGGCCGGTTGAACTGCCCTGAAGAAACTGATCAAAAATTTGCTTAACGATTTGAGCTTCATGGGGGTTAGTTACTAAGTTGCCGTTCTGAATAGAGTATCCGTATGGTGCCGAAGAAACCCTGAAACTACCATTCGCAAAACGCTTCCGAATAGACCAGCGTAAATTACCCGCAGTTGAGTGTGACTCGTCTTGAGCAATGCTACTGAGAATAGAAAGAAACAGCTCGCTGGCCATCTCACCGGTATTGATACGTTCCTTTTCAAAGTAGATGGGAATGTTTAATTGCTGGAGTTCACGAACAATTTTCAAACAATCAGTTGTGTTACGCGATAATCGGCTAATTGACTTGGTAATCACCAAATCGATCCGGTGGTTATGACAATCGGCCAGTAACTCTTTTAAGGCATTGCGGTAATTCAGTTTGGTGCCTGAAATACCTTCATCAAAGTAGACTCTAACTAGCTGCCAATTAGGGTGGCGATTGATATATTCTTGGTAATGCTGCCGCTGATTTTCAAGGCTTTCCAATTGTTCGACATTGTCAGTGGATGCTCGGCAATAGGCTGCCACTCTTAATTGTTTGACATCACGCTGGTAGCTATTGATTTTCGTAATGGTTGACATGACAAACCTCCTTTCGTCAGTGTGGTATGTTAGCTCTGAATGATTGATGTATCAACGTTTTCTGGCTCTATTAAAGGCGGAAAAGATTGTTGATTTAATTGATCAATTTGCTTGAATTCGTTTTCGGAGATCAGTCCCTTATTTATTAGCTTCGTGATGACTTGACGGGATTGCTGGTAATGAAGTTCATCTAATAGCTGCTGTTGTGTTATGCCGGTTTTAATAGGCATCAGTGGTTGGTGAGTTACTGTCTTAACTTGTTTAGTCATTGTAATTACCTCCACTGATAAGCCAGTTAAAGATAAGAAGTAAACCATGGCAGCAAAAAAAGCCTGCAGACCGCAGTCCACAGGCTAGAAATAATTATTGTTGGTTGTCCTTGTTATGCAGTTGTTGCAAAACGCTTTTTAGCTTATCGGGAACCGGCAAGCCAAGACGGCTGGCGTTTTCAAGTAAGGAGATTCCTTCATTGGAAATGTAGAAGAAGATAGTAGCCGTTCTGATTGCGGATCCATTCTTCAATAAATAAATATCGAGGACATTGGCAATTCCAACTAATACTAAAATCAGGACTTTGCGAGTTAGACCACGAAAGCCAATTTCACTTGACAGCCTATGCTCGTTAATGGCGCAGAGAATCCCGGTTAAGTAATCCACTAACATAAAAATTAACAGTGCATACAGAAAGTCGTCCAGTCCGCCCAAGTACCAGCCAAGAAAGGCCCCGATTGCTCCACAACAAGAATTAATTGTAATAGCACTAATCTTCAAGCGTAATCCCCCTTTTGTATTTTGCCTTCAACTCCATAAATTCGTGCCCATACTTAACATCGTCAATAAAACCGATATCGTAGCCACGGCCTTCGAACCAAATATTGGTATCTTCATCAACATCAGGGCGGTAACGAATAATGAAAGAGAGCTGTTTTTCAAGTTTGACAGTTACGGCGGTGTAGTATTCTTGACCATGAAGGGAAGATACCTTGGCCCAAACATCGCCTAATTTAACGTTTTTATACATGCTCATCCCGGTGTTAGGATTTTCACCCACATACTTTTCTTTCATCAGCGTAATGCGCTTATTCAATTCGCCGATATCGGCAATTTTACTAACGCGATTATTTTGTTTCTGCAATTAAAATTCCTCCTTTCGATAAGGTGCCAGGATTGCCCGGAGAAACTTAATCATGGCGTCAAAATCAGCGGTTTCACGATATTCATAAAGATAAGCAATTGTGTAGAGAATGGCGGTATGAATATCATCGGGAAGGGGGTCGAATGCGGATAGAGGTTGACGAAGTACATTCTCGACTGTAGTTGTTGCCGAGCCGATTAACTTCGTAATTAGGTCATCCTCAACAGTGTTATCTATCCTCAGGTAGGCTTTTGCTTCGGCCAAAGTAATAGCAGCCACATTTCATCAATCCTTTCTATTTAGCAGCCATGGACAAGGTTTTAATTGCTTCTGGTAGGATGACTTTGCCGTCAACTCGTTGTGAGCCTAAGAAGCCAACTTGACCAGTTACGGCGTAAAGCTCATTAAGACGTTTGAAAGTTCGGCCTTGTCGATCTGCAATCCAGTAGTAATTGAAGTCGCCAAAGAGAACTGGCTTATTGGAAGCAGACAGTGTTGGCATGAATGGACTGGTATAAACAGGGCAGTTGAGGATTCTGTCTGGCTGACCTGCTTGAACGGAAGGTTGCCAAATGTATTGGTCATTTTTATCTTTCATCTTGCGGATGACCTTCACAGTATCATCATTCATCAAAAAGACAGCATTTTGACGGTATGGTGTCTTCAAAGAATAGAAGAGATCGATTAAATCATCAAAAGTTAATGAATCAGCCTTAGCAGCTGTTGATCCAGCTGAAGCACCATTAGTATCGGTCAAGATACCAGTAGGTTGACCAGTACCGGTACCGTTTAAAAAGGCTTGTTCTTCAGCGTTACCGAGCCTGCGACCGAATTCATCAGATAGGTAAGCCATCAAATCAAATGCCGAATCATTTAGTAATTCTTCTGACACTTTGATCAGGGTCCCTAATTTATGAGCGCCAAGTGACACCTGACTAAATTGTGTGTTGGACTCTGTGTAGGCCGCTTCTTCTTCTAGCCAGGCTGCGGTACCTTCACTGGCCACTACTGGAATTTTGTGTTCACCGCTATTGGTTTGGATGACATGGCTGATGGTTCGTAGGACATTTGCTTCTTGAAGCTTTTGGATAAGTTGATTTTCAAATTCGTCGGGCACTAGGAAGCCACCATCTGGATCCGTACCTTCTTTCAGTGCATCAACGACCGCATGACCACGCATCATTTGCCAGAAATCTTTTGCATAAGCCTCCTGGCCCTTTGGTAGCTGGTTAGCAATTGGGGAATTAGTAAGGGCCTTACTGGTGGGTTGGTTCATTGCCACCTCAATTTCTGCCTGCTTGTGTCGTCGATCGATTTCCTTGCCGAGATCGACAACTTCTTGCTCCATCTTTTCATAGCGGGCATTGTCTTCAGCTGAAAGTACATCTGATTCCTTTTGCTTAGTATCCAAAAAATCCTTTGCTTGCTTCCAAATACGGGCACGCTTTTCTTGTAATTCAGTAATCTTACTCATTGATAAGTCCTCCTAAAAATTAGTGTGATAACAAAGAAAGCCGCTTTTGCAGCGACTTTACAGAGATATTAGATTTTGTTTGTGGCTTTAGCTTATTCAATAGAACCAATTCAGATTGCTTATCTGAATACGAGTAACAATCTGTGACATCTTTATCTTGGCCCAGCATATTGTCAGCAAAGCCCAACTCAATCGCTTTATTGACATTCATCCAGGTTTCGTCATCCATCATGGATGAGATTTTTTCGCGAGGAAGGTTTGTTTTAAGCTCATAGGCATTAATGATTGATTCTTTTGTTTCCGTTAGCATTTGTACAGCTTGATCAAGATCTTCTTTTTGTCCACCAACAATAGTTAATGGATTATGGATCATGATCATCGCGGTTGGAGCCATAGAAACTTTTGTTCCTGCCATGGCGATAACTGATGCCGCTGAAGCAGCGATACCGTCAATTTTGACGTTCACGTCATCGGGATAATTCATTAGCATTGTATAAATGCGACTGGCAGCGACACAGTCACCACCGGGTGAATTTAACCAGATATCAATAGGCCCTTTACCTTGGTTTAGTTCATCTTGAAATACTTGGGGAGTGACTTCATCATCAACCCAGCTATCTTCAGCAATCGTACCGTTGATAGTTAAGACACGTTGATTTTGAGGACCGCTCCAGTTCCAGAAACGTTTCATTCTTTTGGTTCCTCACTTTCTTTAGATGGCTGAGAACTATAGAAGTTACCAGCTTGGTTGAGGGGCAGCATATTGCCATTTACTAAGTATTCGTTACCACCTTCATTAGCGGGGATGCGGTTAAGAGCTTCAAGTTCCCGAATATCATTTGCAGACAGCCAACCATTTTGGCGCCCGATGGCATAGCCATTCATTCGGCTTTCGTAATCGCCACGTAGTAGTCCATCAACATTGAATTTGACGAAGAACTTTCGTCGATCATCAGCAGAAAGTAGCTGTTGATTCATAGCTTGTTCCCAGCGAATGCACCAAGGGTTCAAGGTGTACTTTACAAATTCTAGTGATTGTTGCTCGATATTTGAGAAAGTTGAACGGTCTAGGTCACCAACCATATGCGGTGGTACACGAAAAATTCTGGCAATTTCGTCGAGTTGGAATTTTCGGGTATCAAGAAATTGCGCTTGGTCAGGTGGAATGGAAAGTTGATGAAAAGTCATTCCTTCTTCCAAGACAGCAATGCTGTGATTATTAGATCCCGAAAATTGTGACTGCCAACTTTTCCGAAGCCGTTCAGGGTCTTTGACTACATTAGGATGCTCGAGAACACCACCAGGCGTGGCATCATTTTTGAAGAAGGTGGCTCCATATTGTTCGGCGGCCATAGATAATCCAATCGCATTCTTAGCCATAGCAATAGGACTGTAGCCGATCAAACCATCAAATCCTAACCCTGCGATATGAAGGACTTCATCGGACAAGAGGATTACTTGCTTTGATTTATTCTTTGCCTGGTAATCATCGTAGTTGCGAGTATAGGTGTAGTAGATTTCACCGTTGGCAGCACGGTTAACGTCCATTCGATCAGGCATCAAAGGATAGAGCCCAGTGATCTCGCCTTGACCGTTTCGAATGATTTGTGCATAGGCGTTACCCCACAGCAATAAATGGTTCATCATGGTTTCACGAAAGATAAAACTAGTCATTTCTGGATTTGGCGCATCATGAAGCAAAAAATAAAGCGGGTGGTTAATTGCCCGCTGTTTACCACCATCGCTGGTGTATTGATAAATGTGGAGTGGCAGTTCAGCTAATCCTTCAGCCAAGACTCGCACACAAGCATAAACTGCTGTATTCTGCATTGCGGTGCGTTCGGTCACATTTTGGCCAGCCATCGAACTGCCGAAGAAAAATGACATGGTGCTGGATAGGGTGTTTTTGGGTGAAGCCTTGTTGGTATGGAACAATTTATTAAATAGGTTCATGGTATCAACTCCTTTCAGTTCTTCAGAATTACAACATCAATAGACCTCGACCATCATAAACAGAGTCACCATTATCCTCATTTCGGATAGCACGATCCAGTCCCATAATGGTGGCCACTACGCCATCAATTTTTTCAGTTGACTTAGCTTTGTCAGGTTTAATATTCCCAGCTGGGTCAGTGCGGATATAGATATTGTCCATCATCCAACGCAAGACCGGATGACCGCCATGAGCGATCTTTTTTTCCAGAGTTAATCGCATTAGTTCTTTAGTTGGAGGCGTCATGTCCTTAAATCCCTGGCCAAATGGGACCACGGTGAATCCCATACCTTCAAGATTTTGAACCATTTCGACAGCTCCCCACCGGTCGAAGGCAATTTCACGGATGTGATATTTCTTTCCCAGATCATCAATAAAGTGTTCGATGAATCCGTAGTGAACTACATTACCTTCCTTGGTTTGCAGATAACCTTGCTGCTTCCAAATATCGTAAGGAACATGATCACGTCGAACTCGTAAGTCAACATTATCTTCAGGAATCCAGAAATAGGGTAGAAGGGTATAACCTTCAGAATCATCCCTTGGTGGAAACACTAGAACAAAAGCAGTTATATCGGTAGTCGACGACAGGTCGAGCCCACCGTAACAATCACGTCCCCGTAGTTCATTAGGATCAACTGGAAAGGCACAAGCATCCCATTTATCCATGGGCATCCAACGAACGTCCTGTTTTACCCATTGATTCAAACGAAGCTGTCGGAAGGTATTTTCCTCTGCTGGATTTTCCTTGGCAGAGTTGTAGGCGTCCTTGACTTTCTCCATTTTGACTGTAATTCCTAAAGAAGGATTAGCTTTTTTCCAGACTTCGGGGCTCGACCAATCCTCATCCCGATCAGCACCATAAATTACCGGGTAAAAGCGGGGGTCATGTTTTCGACCTTTCATGATATCAATTGCTTTTTGATGGACTTGATAACAAATGGAATGCTCATCATTGCCAGCGGTTGTGATTAAGAAGTAGAGGGGCTGAGTTCTGGCATCCCCCGATCCCTTCGTCATAACGTCATAGAGTTTCCGGTTCGGTTGGGTATGCAGTTCGTCAAAGATAACTCCGGACACATTAAACCCATGTTTAGAATAGGCGTCAGCAGATAGAACTTGATAAAAGCTATTAGTTGGTTCGTAGATCAACCGCTTCTGTGAAGCAAGAATTTTACAACGTTTCTTTAAGGCTGGGTTCATTCGCACCATGTCGGCAGCCACGTCAAAGACAATCGCGGCCTGTTGACGGTCAGCAGCACAACCATAAACCTCTGCTCGTTCTTCACCATCTGCGCAACAAAGCAAAAGGGCAACTGCTGCCGCTAGTTCTGATTTTCCTTGTTTCTTTGGAATCTCAACATAAGCGGTATTGAATTGACGGTAACCATCAGGCTTCAAAATGCCGAAAATGTCACGAATGATTTTCTCCTGCCAATCAATCAACTCAAATGGTTTACCCGCCCAAGTTCCTTTTGTATGACAGAGGCATTCAATAAAAGAAACCGCAAAATCAGCTGTATCCTTGTTGTAAGTAGAATCTTTAGCCATAAAGCGAGTTGGTTTATAATCTTTTAACTTTCTCAAGAAAGCATCACTTCCTTTCGTTAGTACTAAAAAAAGCACTGAGAATAAACTCAATGCTGAATGATTAATTGAATTTGCCAGTTAAAATTAGGTTTACATAGCTGGCTCGGTCAGTGGTCAGGTAATCAACCAAATCGTGGCAGTTGTAATAATAGGCTAGTCGTTTAACATTTTCGATATCAAACATGTTTACTTCGCCAGTATTGCGGATTTGTAAGACTTGCTGACGGATGCGGTCGCGTCTAGCTAATTCGTCTTTGATTCTGCTCATAATTAGGCCTCCTGATTCTTAAAAGCAGCTGATCCGGTTAGATTTCGTAGCAGTACTTTTCTTTGTGCTTTGTATTCGGGACCGATAAATCCTAGGCGTAGCAAGAAGCAACGGAAGACATATTTCTCATTAATCTCTTCGTGTGGTTCTGATATGATTCGTTTGTGGCTGATGGCGTATTGCACTAACTTGTCGACAAATTGTTGATAAGCCAGCGCATCACTAGCGTCAACTGGATCAAACCAATTAAATGTTACTTGTTGGTCGTCAACGTCTAAGGGGAGCGTTTCCAGCTGGCAAGCATCCTTAATTAGCTGTCCCTTGGCCCAGATTAGGTGACGCAGGTTATCGAGAGCTTGATCTGTAAATTTATCTCGCCGGTAGGTCAGATTCAGTTTAATTATTTCAGTAGGGTGGAAGCCTTGCTGTTCAAGGTATTCAAGTAAATTGGTTGGAATTTCATCCGAGGATGTTAGGATTCCATCTTTGTTAACAGTGTACTTGCCAATCTGATAAGCGTAGGTAGGTGTGTACTGATATTCTGCCTTTTGATGAGTATAGACAGCTAGCTTTGTCACCAGTTCTTTTCGCTACCGACCGTGTACATTAAATTTGATTTCCATCTTCTGTATCTCCTTATTGGGTTACTGTATACATCACTCTAAAAGGCACAGATAGCAAGGCTTTTCAGTACTTTAGGCCGGCTTTTTAACCTTACTGTAAGGAATCGATTTCCCATCCCTTTCCACACTGACTTTCTGATCCGAATCGACTTGTTCAATATAGCGGTTGACGATGACATCGCAATATTTAGGATCCAGCTCCATCATGTAGCAAATCCGATTAGTCTGTTCACAAGCAATGAGAGTGGATCCAGAACCGCCAAAGGGATCAAGAACTGTACAGTTAGACATTGTCGAATTCATGATTGGATAGGCAAGTAAGGGGATAGGTTTCATTGTTGGGTGTTCCTTACTTTGCTTAGGACGGTCAAATTCCCAGATAGTGGATTCCTTTCGCCCGGTGTACCATTCGTGTTTGCCATCTTTCTTCCATCCATAGAGTACGGGTTCATGCTGCCACTGGTAGGGTGAACGACCAAGTACTAATGATTGCTTCTTCCAGATACAGCAACCGGATAAATAAAAACCAGCATCTTGGAAAGCACGGCGGAAGTTAAGGCCTTCCGTATCGGCATGGAAAACATAGATGCTGGCATCGTTAGCCATCGCTTGATTCATATTTTGAAAAGCAGCGAGCAGAAACTGGTAGAACTTGTCATCGGCTTGATGATCATTCTTGATCTTGCCAGCCTTGCTGGAGTAATCGACATTGTATGGTGGATCAGTTAACACTAGGTTGACCTTATGATCACCCAGTAATTTCTGGTAGCTTTCTGTTTTAGTAGCGTCACCACATAATAAAGTATGTTTACCTAAGTGCCATAAGTCGCCAGACTTCGAAAAAGTCGGTTTATCCAATTCACCATCCACGTCAAAATTATCATCATGGGTGTCATCTTCGGTACCGAGAAGATCAGAGATCTCATTCTCGTCAAAACCAGTTAATGAAACATCCAAATCACTAGCTTGCAAGTCGGTCATGAGCAGAGCCAACTTATCCTTATCCCAATCACCGCTGATTTTGTTAAGTGCAATGTTCAGTGCCTTTTCTTTCTCATCATCCAGACTAACGACAACACATTCGGCTTCCTGGATTCCTTCATCTTGGAGGATTTTTAACCGCTGGTGTCCTCCAACTATGCGACCAGTTTGTTGGTTCCAGATGATTGGATCGACATAACCGAATTCTTTCATTGAACGTTTTAACTTTTCGTAATCAGGATCGCCAGGCTTGAGATCTTTACGCGGATTGTAATCGGCAGGAATTAGATCCGCAATTTTTTTCTTGATAAATTTCATTAGTTCATTCCTTTCCGGCTTCTTAAGAGCCGCTCCATCACATCATCTTGTGGTGTAGATCCTTGGTAAGTAGCAGCATTATTTTCCTTAACCACCTGAAAAATTTGAAACCACAACTGACTGGACTGTTTCATATAGTCACGACTCATCGAAACGTATGGTGAGGCAATCGCATTACCAGTGGTTGGGTGACGAGCCAGAAAACCAAACTTAGAGATACATTCTTCACACTGAATCCATCGGCTGACGCTAACGGCGTATTGTTCGATTAACTGGGTATTGACTAATTTCTCGCAGCCTCGTTCGACCAGCCATTCCCAGGTTTCTTTAAAAATATCAGCAACGTCAAACTCTAAACCATTTTTCTGCTTGGCTTTGAGGTACTTTTTGACTGGCGGCATCACGTGGCCTTCCAGATTAGCTGGCTCTGGCAAATCAATGACGGTTGCTTCTTGGCCAGCTTCGAGCTTATCGTGCAGTGATTTAGATCTTCGCCCAGCGCCGACCCGGAATCCGCCACGATTCGTACCATCTTTAGCCAAATCTCTCCCTCCTTCCGGCAAGGGTTAATACCCCGTTTGATTTCGATTTTTTGTACACGAAGGCCCAGGCCCGCTCCCGCGTGAAAAATTTTTAAGGATTCGATGGCCCCCTCCGTGGTTTAGTAATGATATTGACGTGGTGCTTTGTGCCAACGATCATCCATCTGAGCGGTGATGCGGGAATGACATGGTTTGCATAATGCCATCAGGTTTTTGAACTCGTTGGTGCCACCGTGCTCTAAGGGCAGAACGTGATGGACTTCGGTAGCCTTGGTATACCTTCCTTGGCTCAGGCACATCTCACAGAAGGGATGGTGGAGTAGGTACCTTTGTCTGATCTTTGGCCAGCCGTGATGATAGCGCGGACGACTACGTTTTGGTCGTTGGTAATGATTGTAGTGAGAACTGACTTGCTTAGCATGGACGTCACAATAAGTGTTGTGGGTTAGTCGCGGGCAGCCAGGGTAACGACAGGGTTTCTTGGGTGAGTAAGGCATGACACTCCTCCTTTCTGAGGGCATAAGAAAAGCCCAGCGGTTTACACCGCCAGGCTTCAATGTTATAAAGCAAATGCCTTTATCCTAATTTTCTACACTACTATCGTAACATGGATAGGCTGATTGTTTGTTCTGCGTTTTACCTTTCTAATGATGGGATCCATAAAGTAAGAGCGTGAGGTGATCGAGTGCTTTGTTCTTTCGATTGTAAGCAGTGGTTTTCGCAATGAAGTACTTGTCCATCACGATGGTTAGTCCCTCGTTCATTGACTGGTTTGGAGTGCGATAGCAGACATCTAAAACAAAGCGCTCGTCTTCAGATAACTCTTGCCAGGCTGGCTCGAACCACTTGAAGTAAAGTTGGGCTTGTTGGTAGCGTTCATTCAGCTTGGTTGTCTCATCGATGCCATGCAGCAGGCGATGCTCAGTTGGGTTATCTTTTTTACTGCTGCCAGGTACGAAACCGTAGCGTGGCGAACTGACACCAATCATTTGTTCCTTGGCTAGCTTCAGGTCATCTTGGTAAGAGTCAATGATGAACTTCATACCATCGTAATCTTTCAAGGCTGCAACGGTTGCTCGCCGTTTGTCTAAGTAGTTCCACATGATACTCATGCCATAACACTTCCTTTCAGGTTGGCTTTCACTGCGTTAATCAAAGCTAACTGGGTTTTGTCTTTGCGTTTCAGGGCGGCCAGAATGTTTTCGTCAATGGTGCCTTCAGTGATGATGTGGTGGATAACTACTGGTTGACGTTGCCCTTGCCGCCAGAGCCGAGCGTTAGTTTGCTGGTAGAGTTCCAGACTCCAAGTTAATCCATACCAGATTAAGGTAGCACCACCAGCCTGCAGGTTAAGACCATGACCAGCAGAAGCGGGGTGGATCAAAGCTAAAGGAATCTTACCGGCATTCCAGTCCTGAATGTCACGGAGTGTTTTGATCTCACGAACCTTGAAACGACTTTTAGTCTGGATTAGATCATGTTTGAACCAGTAAGCTACCAAGACAGGTTTACCATTAGCAGCTTCAACCAAATCTTCAAGGGCATCAAGTTTTCGCTGGTGAATTTGAACAATCTGCTGCTGGTCGTCGTAGACACAACCATTTGCCATCTGGCAAAGTTTATTCGATAGACTGGCTGCGTTGAGGGCATCGATTTGTTTACCCTGGGTTGAAACTACTAGCTGGGCATTAAGCTCATCATAGATTGCCTGCTCACTATTACTCATTTTTACCGGAACGGTGTTCATAGTTAACGGTGGCAGACTCAAGTAATCCTTAGACTTCATAGAAATGGTGATGTCATCAATGGCGCGGTAGATACTTTGTTCAGCACCGGGCTTAGGTTTGTAGGTAAACACTTGATACATGTTTCGCTTGTCAGGGTCAAAGTAGTTCATTCGGTAAGATGAGATGAAACGGCCGAGTCGTTGGCCCATGTCTAGTACGCGGAACTCTGCCCACAAATCCATCAAGCCATTAGACGACGGTGTGCCTGTTAAGCCAACCACGCGCTTAATCAGTGGTCGCACTCGTTTGAGGGCTTTGAAGCGTTGCGAGCGGTAAGACTTAAAACTGGAGAGTTCATCGATCACCAACATGTCGTAGTCAAAGGAAGTACCAGAGGATTCAATTAGCCATTTTAAGTTTTCCCGATTAATGATATAAATGTCGACATCTTGCTGCAGTGCTTTGATCCTTTGAAACTTAGAACCAGTGACGACTGAATAGTTAAGGCCTTTTAAGTGGTCCCATTTTTCAATTTCTTCTGGCCAGGTTTGTTTAGCCACGCGCAGTGGAGCGACAACTAATACCCGTTGAACTTTCCCCTGCTGAATAAGTTGTTTAATAGCAGTTAGGGTAATGACGCTTTTACCTAGTCCCATATCAAGCAAGATTGCTGCCACAGGATGATCCAGAATAAACTGAGTTGCGTATTGTTGGTATTCATGCGGTTTGTATTGCATCTAGCATTCCTCCAATCTGTCCAAATTGGTCACAAACAAAGCCCTGGTAGCCAAGTTGTTTTAATTGGCTTAGCCTTTGCACTTGGAGTGGTCGGGGGCGTTTACCAGGAGCTTTCATCTCTACAAAGCCCATGTGACCATCAGGCAGGAGGACTAACCGATCAGGGACTCCGGCCATAGATGGTGAGGTGAACTTCAGGCAAAGACCTCCACGTTGGTAAGTAGCTTTGACAAAAGCAGTTTCAATTCGTTTTTCTAACATTTGTAAAATCCTTTCTAAACGTTGATTTGTCAGTGGTTCGTCAGGATTAATGACGGTCGTGTCGGTTGATTTACTACTCTTCTCTATACCTCTTTTTTTCTATTTTTATTCCTATATACAAGTAAGGTAAAAGAGTGTCATGACTGTCATTAGGATCGGTAAATACTGATGTATCAAGCTTTTTAAGTTGTAAAGAGTGACAGTCGATGACAGTCAACTGAGAAATTCATCAGCATCAACTTTTAATCGCAATCCCTTGATGAAACGACCGCTTTGTTTATGTTGACGTTTAAAGCCAGCATTTTTGAGGGCCGTGTAAAAGTCAGTTGTGCTGCGGGTATATTCACCGATACCTTGGCAGTATTCACGGTACTTTTGGTAGAGATCACCCGACTTTTGTTCATAGCTGGGATCAAGTTCGCAATTCTCGTTGAGAAAATGTCCTAGCCAATCGTTATCAGCGTGGTAAGCTTGAACCGCTTTTGTAACGGCAGCCGGAGTAGATAGCTGGTAATTTTGTTGAATGATTCGCTGTGCACCCTCAATGATCCACTGCAAGACTGCCGAACCGGCTTGTTCGGTTAGGTACTGAGCGTAGTTTTTAATGTCTTGTCGTTTATTAATCTTGGCCTTAAAGGGAATTACGATTAAGCGGCGCCAGATACCTTCATCGTTGCCACCGACATGGGGGGCAGATAGTTGGTATAAAGAACCATCGTGTGGCTCGGGGTAAACGAGAACGGCTTCATGTATTTCTTTTCGGCATAGATTTCATCAGTTGAACAGAGTTGCTTAATAATCGAAGTGTTTAGGCGTTTACCTTCTTCCAATTCAGCTGAGATGATTAGGCGTTTGCCTTTAACCTCGGCCATTTCCGGTTTGACGTTGCGACGTACACCAGTAGTCAAGGCATCAGCAGATAGGTGTCCAGTGTAAGTGCCGAGTACGTTGGCAATCGTATTCCAGAAAGTCGACTTCCCGTTCCGACCATCTCCATAAGCGATAATTAAGGCTTCCAGATAAACCTGACCGATAGCGACAAGTCCCACAATTTCTTGAACATAGTTGATTAATTCTTGGTCGTCACAAAAGAAAGTATTCAACGCCTCTTGCCAAAGATCTGTTCCTTTATTACCTGGAATACAGGAGGTTGACTTAGTAATTAATTCACTAGCTTTGATCTCCTGTTGACCATACATTCCTTTTTTTAAGTTAAAAGGGCCGGCAGGAGTACTTAGTAAAAATGGATCAGCATCAAATTGGTTGATTTCTTTGACCAGCTTGGGTCGAGAGTTTGTTAAGATGCCACTGATGCCACGGGTGCTGCGTTCCTTGAGGATGAAGGCTTCATAGCTTTTGGCAGCTTCGTAGTCCTTAAATGATTCTTGCTGAACTTCGCTAAAAGTACGCCGGGCTTTTGTTTTTCCCATAGCTTGAATTGCTTGAGCGACACCATTTTGCTTGATGGTTTTGTGGCAGTTCATTACCCGCAATTGGGCATCAGCCAATTGTTTGTCAGTAAAGCGCTGAACTTCTCCTAAAGCGAGCGGCTCAGATTCTTGCCAGATTTTATCGTCAAACCACATAAAGCCGGATTGGTTGGTGTAACAGACTCGCTGATGGCAATTCTTGACAAAAACATAGGCTTCACCAGTGTCGGAGTAATCTTGAGGTTGCAGATCATCATTTGGCTGGTCGTACTCTTCGGGTGGAACATAACCTTTTTGCCTGGCCATCCGTTGACCAAATTTCATGGCGCTGTGCCAAATATTTGCTAGTTCTTGATTTCCTAACGGCGGATCACACTTTGTTGCTTCTTCTTTAAAAACTTGTCGAGCTTCAGCGGTATTACCTAAGCGCATTACTAAACGGCCAGCAAAGTGGGAAAGGGTAGCATTGCGTTTGCCTTCGGGGATGCCACCAATTTTCTGCTGATCAAAGAAACGTTGGGCCATCATGAATTGGTCGATTGTTTGACTTCCTTCATGCCAGAAAATTTTAGTGGTGGGAACACCAAAGACGAAGCGGGCTACATCCAAGGCATTGTCATCAAAATAAGGAAAGTAAGCTTGAATCTCGTGCTTTAATTCAGCATAGATTTTTGCTTTCTTAATTGGTTGAATGGGAAAGTAGATATGAAACTTCGGTCGTGGCTTTTTACCATGCTTGGATTTCATATTGTTGCGAGATAAAGTGATCGCATATGACACATCATCGAAATAATTTGATAAATCAGTCGGATGAATCCAGGCTGACGGATCTTCGGAGTGATCATTATCGCAATCCATGACTAGACAGTCCGCGCTGATAAAGTTCCCAATGTTTCTTTGGTTAGATTTGAAAATGCCACAAACGTGGTCGTGACTAACTGCTTTGGCCAGTTCATCTTGGTTGGTAATGTTAATCTGTTGAGGATAGCTGGTGTTGCTAGCCTGACCAGTCACCGTGGCAGTAGATAAGGTAAAGTGCATTTTAGTAGACCTCCGTTTTCAAATTAAATTGACGAATATTCTTCCCTTTGCGTTTAGCTAAGCGATGGAAATACCGCATATCGTGAGTCGGTTTGCCAAATGACCAGGTTTCAGTACATTTGGTAAGCAGCACGATGTTAATAAAGGCAGCGATTTGAAATTCTTGCGAACGGTGCATGTTAATGAATTGCGGTAGATAAAGTTGTGGACAGACCGGAATACCACCGGCTTGGTAGACAAAGCGGCAGTAGCTTTGGACTGTCTGAATTGCTTTATCTTGTCCTTTCACAACCTCTGTAAATGGAGCGATGACAAAGATGAAGGGCCGGTAGTGAGAATTTGACTTATCAATCCGCAGCTTGTCGATTGCCGCTTGGGCTTGAATGACTTCTGACATTAATTCAGATCCTTTCATAAAATTTAAGAACTAAAAAAGTCCTCACTGATAAGCCAGATGAGGACTGAAAGTAAACCATGAAGATTAATCTTTTTTGTAAAAATCACCGACAAAACCAGCAGCATTCAAAATTAGACCATTTGCCCAATCAGGCACTTCAGTCATAATCTTGACCATGGTAGCGAGTGAACGCCCAGTTGGGGCTTCAATTACGGCTTCGTCATGAATGTGCATTACGACTGGGTTACCGGCTGCTTCTAGACGGTGCATAGCTTCAGCTAAGAGATCACGACTAGTGGCCTGGACGATGTTTTCGACTAGCTTAGCGCCATAGGTTTCAATTCGTGACCATTTCTTGACGGTATTAATGCCCATGAAAGTAATGGATTCACTACCAAAGCGGTTAATGCCAATCTTAGGTTGGGGATAACAAAGAGACCGACCAGAACGTAATTTTAGAAACATACAACCACTACGGTAGGTGAATTTCATATCGTGAGATTCTTGAGGAAGGCGAGTTTTAATACATACTTTAGCCGCTTTATCAATGTCCCACCAGAAGTGGACAATATGAGGGCTAGCCTGCCGCCACATCTCAACTAATGGTGGCAGTTCATCTTCTGTCAAACCTAACTTGGTAGCGCCCATGGCCTTTAGAGCGCCGATCGAACCACCATAGCCAAGCGCTAATTCAGCAATCTTGCCTTTTTGTCGCAAGTTGCCATTGATGCCGTGTTTAATTACCGGCACGCCGAACATCTGACTGGCAGACGCGCAGTAAATATCCTTATTATGAGCAAAGGCTTCCTGTCGCCATTCTTCACCAGAAAGCCAAGCAATGACTCGTGCTTCCACAGCAGAGAAGTCAGCAACATAGAAATGACAGTTTTCTTTAGGAATAAAGGCCGTGCGAATCAGTTGTGACAAGACATCAGGAACGGAATCGTAGAGCATAGCCAACGCGGAGAAGTTACCCTGTTTAACCAGTGCGCGAGATGCTTCCAGATCAGGCATTGAATTACGGGGAAGATTTTGTACTTGCACTAGACGACCTGCCCAACGACCGGTACGGTTAGCACCATAAAATTGCAATAAACCATGCACACGGTCATCTTTACATTTAGCTTTTTGCATGGCCTGGTATTTTTTGACACTGGATTTGGATAAAAGTTTCCTTAAAGCCAACACTTGATGAACTTTACCAGTTGTATTTTGCAGTAGCTGGGCGACAGCTGCCTTAGATAAAGAATCGACTTGAACTCCTTGTTGGGTTAACCAGTCTTTTAATTGCGGTGGTGAATTTGGATTAGCGAGACCCGTTAACTCTTTGGCTTTTTCCAAGTATTGGTCATGAAATTCGGACTGGCATTTAATGGCATTATCAACTAGCTGTTGATCAATCTTGATGCCCCGGTCATTGATGTCTTGATCCATCCAGTAATTCTGCCATTCGCTTTGTGGGACCGGGAACCAACTGAGTTTTTGAGTGATTTCCATTTCTACTTCAACATCGCGCTGGTTGTACTGTTTGAATTGTTGCCATTTATCGGGAGCATGGTAGGGAAAGTTACGAGTGCGATTTTGATTGGCCTTCGTGGGCTTGCAAGGGGTGCAAAAGTAGCGAACAAGCTCTTTACCAGCAGTGATCTTTTGACGTGGTAGTCCTAGCACGCTTCCGACATCTCGCAGTGATAAAGGCAAGCCAAGAGTGGCAGACCAAACGCGAGAACAATGCCAACCAGCTGGTTTTAAGCGGTGACCGACATAACGTGACAGACAGACCCGTTCAAATTGAGCATTAAAAGCACTCTTAATAATGTTGGGATTATCTAGGGCTTTAATAATCTGTGCCGGAATCTTTTCACCCTGGGTTAAGTCCACCACCTTGACGGGACCAAAGTCGGTGGCATAACCAAAGAGCAAAAGTTCAAAATCATCGCTATCAGCATAACGATAGACGCCAGTCTGATTTAGGTTGGTGCTGGAATAAGTTTCAATATCAATTGAGATTTGCTTCATTAGGAATCCTTTCTACAAAAAATGGGTAGTCAAAGTCGACTGCCCATCTTGTGATTTAAGCTAAGAAATCATTGTCATTACTATCATCAATCGCTGTGAAGTCATCGCTGGCACTAGCATGTCCATCTAGTGGTTCTCCATCACGGATCTTCTGGATGTTTCCCAGACCACAGGCAATTCCACGGTTACCGTTGGTGTTAAAAGCATAGAAGTTAATCGATACTCGGGCATAGCAGCCACTGTAAACTTCATCGCGATCAAGAATTGGTTGAACATGCTTGTCCACAATCTGTGGTGCCGTGATTGAATTAGCGTTGATGAAGTAACTATCTTGGTAGGCATCATCATCACGTTCCACATCTCCATCGCGTAGAGGTAGCTTGAGAGTGGCCTTATTAGGCTTCTTGCCACCAAATTTCCCAATCCCTTCTTGGATGGCAGCATCGATCGCCTTCTCAATAGCGGTGATTGTTGGCTTATCCGATTTAGGGATGATCAGGCTAACCGAATACTTTTCCTTGCCACCATTAATGGACTTTGGTTCCCATACGTTGGCGTAAGAGAGACGAGTATTGATACCAGTAACAACTTTAGTATTTTGTGACATATTATTTTTCCTCCTTAAATTCATCCTTGGGGTTTGATTTGCCAATACTCTGACGTCGATCTGAATTTGGCACCAGGGTTGGTTTACCCGCAGGTTTAACAATTTCTTGACTGAACAGTTCGGTGAATTTCTTTTTGCCGAGCTGTTTTTCTAACTTCGTAATAGGCAGTAGCTTCTTTTGGTAAATGTCATGAATACCATTAGCTTCAGCAATTTTAGCGATTGCTTGTTCATCCTTGTAATGGCGGATTGACCGACCTTCGACAATCTTGAAGCCAGGCCACTGCTTACCATGATTGATGGCAAGATCGGCAGCATAGTCTTTAACTGCGTGTACCCAACGATTGAGATCATCAATATGATTCAATACTTCTGCTACTTCACTATCTGTTAACAGGTTAGGAGAACAAAGATGAAAACGGGTGATTTTGTGATGATAGTCATACCGAGCGCGTAGCACGGCATTACAGGCTGAGAATTGGCACCACGGGCCATAACGGACAGTACCTTTGCCAGCAAAAGCTAATTCAGCTTTTTGCTTGAGTTCGGTGTTGGCCCAATGTATGAGTTGCTTAGCATTAATCGTCCAAGTACTGATATTGGCCATGCGCGGTTGGAAGATAGTCGTTTCAACTTCATCGATATCGTAAAGGGCACCGAACATTTCTAAAGCACCAATAGCGTACAACTTCATTTGTGGATTATTCTTGGCTTCCACCCGGACACCCTTGCCATATTTGAAGTCAATGATGTGAAGTAAATGGTCTGAAACGATCACGCAGTCGCCTGTACCGAAGCCCTCAGGGACGTATTTGGAAAAGTCGAGCTTTTGTTCCACGCTAATGGTGGCATCTTTAGCGTACTGCCTAGCTTCTTGATATTGTTCCATGACATAGCTTGCATAATCGTCAGTAAGATTTTCCATTTCATCGGATTGATAATCAGAAGAGGGACGTTTGAACTTATCGCCAAGTAGGCGATGAATCTTATACTCTCCCAAGGCATGAGCGGCCGTTCCTTCAGCGGCGGCACTGGAGGTGTAGTGCGGGAAGTATTGTTCCAATCGCGGGAGTGGCGGAGCACTTAGCCAACGGTTAGCACTGGAAGCTGATAGTAAAGCGTGATGTTTTGGTGAACTCATTGCCCCAAGCCCTCCGCACTGTAGTAGAGGTCCTCGTAATCCTTAGGGTCTACATCGGATAGTTTTTCGGCATCAAACTTTTGAAGTAATGCTTTTACTTGAGCGGTGTAGCCTTCGGCACTCTTCTTTGCTAGCATCTTGCGGACCGTTACTTTATCTTCAATTGGATCGCGCTTTGGCTGCTCATCGTTACATTGCTCTCCATTTTGACTGCTTGATAGCAATTCATGAAGGGACAGAATAGTTTCTTTGGTTTGATCGATCAGGTTCTCAGCTTCTCTGAGTTTTAACTCAAGATCATTCATTGCGCTCATAGGAATCCTCCTTTACTTCGTTAATCTGTAACTGTTGAACATCCTTGCCAGGTGTGATCACCATCAAGTGGTGCGGTTTACCGAGCAGTAAACGTAGCAGTCGTTCACGGATCGTGACGTTGCGCATGCTGACGACGCCATCTTGGCGGGGATGCTTGGCTACGGAAATTGAAATCTTATTAGCCATGTCAGTTATCCTTTCTTAGTTAAATTTGGTAAGGAATAAATGCCTTACACTTACAGGCCACGGAAAGCAGAAAAGTAAACGATTATTTTTGAAGAATTTTTTTGAGGCGTCGCTTGATGGTTTGCAAACGCTTAGTGATTGCCATTTTGCTGACACCTTCGTCTTTGGCAATGTCGATCTGTTTCATGCCATCCCAGAACTTCTTCATGAGTAATTTTCGCTGTGCTGGTGTAAGTTGACTGATACTCTGGTGGAGTTGATCCATTTCTTCCTTATTAATTACCTCTTGCAATGGATCAGCATCATCTTTTACTAGGGCGCCATATGGGTCATAGGCTTCGAGTGAAACATGACGACGAGTTTCACGGTGGTTATCGTTGTATTCAATACGATTAAGTTCGATGATTTCTTTGCCTTTAACTTCTGTGACCGTGATTTCTTTGATCCCAGTTGGTTGATGTAGCTTAATGTGCATGCTGCCATCTTTAGCATCTGAGATCTCCATGTTGAGCTGGTGACGGTCGTCGTAGTATTTCTTCATTAAAAATTCCTCCTCTTGGATCTCCCAAGCGAAGGAATCGAAGGCATACTAAAAGCCGCTAGTAAGGCAATAAGAAACAGACCTAAACGATAAATCGCTTGGGTACTGCAACTTGCCTTACTAGTGGCTTGTTACAGGATGTTATTCAGTTAAGTGCATGCTAGTAAAAGTTGTTGATCGAGCAACACATGCTGTTCAGCTAATAAAATGTGCGTTCTTTTTGGTATAATTATTTTGTTAGATTGAATTTCCTTTAGCTGATGTCTAAAGATTATCAAGAGCAGTTAAACATCTCAGCTATCCTAGCTATTCAAAGTTACTCATAGTTATTTTTAGGGGGAGTTAAAATTGGTAAATAATGAATTTAGGACACTAATTGATTCATTAAGAATAGCTATGAGTGAGGAAGACAGCGGCTCCATCGAAACCTCTGTGAGAGTTGTGCTTGATAAATACACTGGTGAATGGAAAAAGCCTTACTCTACTCAGAATTTGAAACGGCTTTATTACCACGGGCTTAATAGGAATGCGGCAAAAAAAATTAAAAATGCGGGCATAGATGAGGACTCGCTAAAAAAATATATCGATGATTTTTCTGATGAAGATAAGGAAATCATCGCAAAAAAAATACAAACTATTAACGATGACGATCAATTAATGAAGATTGACCAAGTTTCATATTATTGCGTTAATTGGCTAAGCAGGCTTTTTGAAGAAGCAAGAAATGGACAACAAAAAAAGTCCACTATTTCTAGTGGACATGATGACAAAAATGATATTAGTTTAACTGTCAGAGAAGCAGGCAATATTTTTGAAAAAACATTTAATCCTATAAAAGAAATTAAGCTTCCTTTACAAAGAAGCAGAATACGCTCTTTTGCTTTATTACCGGTTAAAGGTATTTACTCTCATAAAAACCTAATTAGCCTTCTACGTAAAAATTTAGCAAGATATGTATTTTCTAGAAAGAATAGAAATGAATGTGATGATTTGGAGGAACTAACTGCTGAGGCAACCACAGAGCTACGAGAGTTTGTTAGGAAATGCAATCCACAGACATTATTAGGAGAATTACTAGTCTATATTTTTTTAGAACACTGTGAAAAGGCGCCTAAGATTCTCACAAGGGCTGAATTCTATCAAAAATACGGAACTATTGATAAAAAAAGTATATTTCTCGGAAAAGATGATGCGGGTTGGCAGTTGATCATCGGTACGCCTAATTTGAGTTCAACATTAGACCAGGCGATACTATCTGCCTTAAAGAATTGTGAAAAATTAAAGAATCAAAGTGATTTTGGTGGTGGACCATATGTGGCTGAGCAACTTCAAGATAGCTTTCTAGAAGATAGCTATTACCCAGAACAAATTAAGAAAATTGAAGCAATAATGTTTCCATCGTTAAAGCGAAAAAGCTTAGGAGTGCAGGTTGACTCATATGGTATCTTTCTAGGTTATCAGGTTGATGACTTTGAAAATGATGAAGAAAGAGTAAATAAAACATTAACTGCAGATGCTGAAAGAGCAACAGAAATGATTAGTAATTTTGTAACTAGTCATGGTATGGACAAACATCCTGTTTATGTATACTTATTGCCCTTCAAGAATCCAGAATATAAAAGCAGTCAGATTATTGATAAGTTGGTGGGGCGTTGATAATGGCAAAAAAGATAAAATTAAGGGATGCAATTGCAAGTGATTTAAAGAAAAATCAGTACTTAAAACAATTGCATCAGGAGTTATTAAGAGCCTATGGACTACAGCTATTTGCTAAAGAATTCCAGCTTAAGAACCAGTCAATACAAGATTTATTAGTATTTGCTGATATTATGTCGAAAACTGAGGATGTCAAATTAGAGCAATTATCTTTAGAAATAGTGATCTGTCTCAATAAGATGTATCCACGGAGCCACTCAATCAAATTTTATAAGAATCAAATTTTTGAGGAATTGGGTAATTATTCGCGGCCAGAATTGGATAATGAATATAAGCAAGGGCAATCTGTCGATTCAATAATTGATAGTGTTCAGCGAGTAAATGAAATGTCTTTACGACGTTTTCCTACAGGTAAGGGTTATTTCATTGGAGATCAGAAAGGACTATATAATTCTATTTCAAAGCAGTTAAATAGTTTCTCCGCCCCAACTTCGATGGGTAAATCGTTTTTAATGAAAATGTTTATCGAAGAAAAAGTAAGGTCTGGAGAACAGCTTAATTTTGTTTATTTAGTTCCTACAAAGGCACTCATCACCGAAGTTACCAACGACTTATGTGATAAATTAGGTGATAACCTTAAGGACAACAACTATCGGATTGTCAACCATTTTGATTCTATTGGGACAGGGAGTTCATTAACTAATTTTATTTATGTACTGACTCCTGAAAGATTTGTTAACTTGCTATTGAAGTGCAACAAAAAAGTTAGACAAAATTGA